TTGCTAATTGGGGTAACTCCAGTCTGTGTGTTAGAAGAAAATATACTCATTTAAATATTATACCACTAATATAGGTTTTTTTTCCAAATAAAAGTTATTTCTGCCAAAGTATTTCTGTCTTTCTTGTCTAAATAAGAAATTTTTTCAGAATTTTCACTGTTTTCATTTAACCCTATCATGGGATCACCGTCTTCATCAAAAACTATATCAATCATATCTTTTGTCCATAAAGAAAAAATCCCAGCGTTGAACTCTTGCATATGGGTTTTATATATTTCTGGAACTAAGTCTTCTGCCTCTTTTGTTAATCTGTATATGGGGTTTCCATCTTCATCTTTAAGTTGATATTCTAAAACCCCTAAGGCTAATAAGTATTCAATTAATTCATCGTCCAAATCTACCAACCCTCAATGCCAACAGTTATTTTTTCCGTTGGTTTCCCATAAGTTAGAATCATTCTGTTCATGAGAGTTCTTACACAACATCCAGCCCTTTTATCATTCACAAAGTCTATTGCTTCTCCATCAATATAGAGAGTGGCATTATATCTATGTCCTGGAGCAGGCTCAATAATGATTTGCATGTATATATTGTATCAGCATGTTGGTATTTTTACTATGCCAAACTGATTTCTATTGTGAGTTCTTATCTTATGACAGTTGGCACATACAACGTCACACTTTTCTGCTTCTTTTAGTGCCGCCTCTATTCCGTATTGGTAGGCAATTTCTGTAGGACTTCCTACTTTTTCAAACTCTGGCTTGTGATCAAACTCTAAAACATAATGTGGGTACATTTCTTTGCAATCTGTGCAACCATTTTTTTCTTTGTACTCCCACATTATCCTTCTTCTTTTTGCTTTATTTATATTGCCCCTCATTAAATTTTTTTGTTTTTGGTTATCACCTAAATGATATGCAATAGTACCTTTTGAGCATCCAAGTTCTTTTTCTATCTGCCTATACGATAAGCCCTGGCTTCTTAGTTTTAAGATTTTTTCCTTATGTGACATGGTTCAATTGTATCACGGTGTTGAACCTTTTGTGCGGCGGGTGAGATTTGAACTCACAATCTTCCGCTTATAAGACGTATGCATTAACCAGATTATGCTACCGCCGCGTATAAATTAATTAACAACTAGCAGAGTTATGCCCCATATAACAAAGCCAATAGCAATGATGGTAGCAACGAGTGTACTAAGGGGAAACTCTTTCTTTTCTGAAAGAGCCAATGAAAATATATTTGCCACCATGTTCAGGGAGAACAGGACGAGCGTAACAATAACGTATAGTGTAACTGCTAATGACATATTATGACCTTTCTAGTATGACTCTAATTATAGCGAGTACAACAAAAGTTGTCAAGAACGTTCTCCACATTACCTCGCTCACAGCATGTTCAATCCAGCCAAATAATCTTCTACTTCTTTTGGAGCGGGGGGTGGCTCAATAAGATTCTTAATCTTTTCTTGTTCCTGACGCTCTTTCTTAGTTGCAGAACTCCATGAATGAATTTCTATTTCTTGATTTCTCTCCCTGCGGGTATGAGAGATAGCGTTATAAACTGATCCACACATAGCGTCTGCCAAGTCCTTTGACTTCTTTCTTGGATGGTCCACTTTCTTATCAGATACAATCTTTAGTTCGCTCATTTCCTCAAACAATAAGTCAATGTGTGGCAGTGCTACACGCTCTTCATAAATCAACATAGCCAGATCCTCATAATGCTTCTTGGCTACTGACAAAGTATCTGTCTTAATTCCTACCGCCTTTAGTTCCTGCTGAATGTCAAAAGATTGCCAACGGTCAAAGGTCACCAGCCCAAGATTGAATCCCATTCTTCTAAGATGAATAATCCAATTCTTTACCTCGCTAAGATCTACTGGACCTTCCTTACGAGGCTCCCACCAGGCGATAGCATCTACCACAACGAATGGAACGATTTGCTCGTAATCATTAAATGACTTCATTTCTACCCATTTTTCTACATGGCTAATTGATACAGCACACTTGTCATGCTTCTGTGCAAGGTCAGCATGAACAAAATAAACTTTGTCTGGATCAGGCTCAAAGGCTCCATCAAATCTTCTCAAATTATCTAAAGGATTCCTCAAAGTCATTGCTCTCTGTACTTTATCCTGCTGCTTGAAGAATGCGTCAGACGCAAAGTTTGGCATACATGCAAAACGCATGAGGGCATCTCCAGGATCTGTATAGAATGCTAGTTTAAAGTCATCGATCTTTCTGGTGGGGTTTACCTCCCATGTGGGACGCTTGATGGCAAACACATAAGGAATCTTGTAGGCAAGAATATGGTCCTCGTCCCATTCGATACTAAACTTATTGCCTTCCTCATCTTCTGGAAGGTCTGGGTTAAGAATAAACTCATGACTTTGAACCACTGTTTCTTTTTCTGCAATAACATCCTCATATCTCTTGGTAATAAAGTCACCCTTATATCTAGGGAATGATAGAAGAATTACTTTTCCATAGTCTGGAAAACGTGAGTCAACAGATGCGCGGAATGCCTTATAGATAGCGTCGCCAGTCTTGGCATTCTCATTTCCTGAAACAGATTCTTGTGCAAAGCCAGAGATCTCATCAAGTACCGCCAACATAAGGTTCAAACCCTCATGGCTCTCTCGTTCTGAGTGACCAGAGTAAACAGTAATAGATTTATCAAATGTTACCGCATCTACCTTCGATTCATACTTTCCAGCAAACCATGGGGAGTGCTCAATCTTTGTTTTAAACCCCTTAAAGAATACGTTCTTGGCCTGCTGCGCGTTGATGGCAACGTTAATGAGGTCGATAGCATCCCCTGCGGGCTTACCAAAATACTTTGCAGGATCTTTTAAGCACAATAGTTTATAGACTAGGTATGCTGTTCCCACAGTTGATGTAAAATCTTTTCCACTACCCTTGCCACATTGAAGAATAACTTCGTTCTTTGTGTACCTTTTATAATGCTGTGCGGCCTCATTTTTTTCCATAAACCTTTCAAGATCCTTTTGCTGATATATCTGGCTCATGGTTTCTACCAAAGTGTATTGAATTTCTGAGAGAGGGGGCTGACCTAAATAATCTTCTGAAGTAACAAAGGTTGTAATATCTACGGGATACTCTTCAAAAGGGTCATCGTCTAGAACATTAAGAAAATCGTCAAAGTCTAAACTCATAGTGTTACTGCCTCGTCTGCCCCACCATAATCAGCAAGCCTTCTTGCAACTTCATATTTACACTTATCACATTCACCAACAACATCTTTTAAGATGCCAAGTAGGATTTCTTGCTTTCTTTCTTGTTCAAGTAATTGGTCTGCCAACTCTTTGTTTTCAAGAAGTCCAGCCTTCTGAAGCATATCCATTCTTTTATTTTCAATATCAAGAATGAGTTTAAGAGCATTTGTCTTTGCTCCAAGATTGGCTGCTAGATCTGCATCTTCAATAACTTCATAAGCCTTTTTAATTAGTTGATTATAATGCTGGTCTGCACTGGCAAGAGCCTCTTTTGCTCTAGCACGAATGGCTTCATTGTTAGATACCATACCCCGCCACTCATTAAGTAGTTTTACTACTCTGTTGCGAGGTATATCAAGTTGCTTGGCAATAGTAGATTCATCATTGCCCTTGATATACTCAGAGGCTATCTTGTTTACCTCTTCTAAATGCAATACGATATCGGTTTCCATGGGAATAATTATAGCAGCAGGGTAGGATGTTGCCACCTAATGATTTGGTTCCTACCCTGCCGCCACCTTAATAGCAGTTGTGGCCTGGATAATACCAATGCTTCTTACCGCTACCGTTTTGCCAAGCAGTATAAAAAGCACGATCTTGGTAATACCTTGACCACTTGTGAATTGGTTTATCAAACAAAGTCTTTATTTCAGCAGACAAACCATCTTTTGTTTTCTTGGATTCCTTTAACATCATCCAAACAAGCCCATCTCTCCATTGAGAGTCCAAGAATTGATAGGCTCCTCTTGCCGAGGATGACTTATTGGCAGCCCGATAAGAAAAACGGGATTCACGCTTCATAATACATTTACGAGAATTTTCCCATTTAGAATCGAACCATTTACCGCGATACAAAGATGGCTCGTAGCCCTTCATATCGTCAGCATCAGCGGAGCGAGCAGACTTATGCTCCTGGCTGATGTATACGACCTTTCCCGTCGCAGTT